ATGCCGAGGAACATATGGCAAGATTATGGACAAGTTATTGCAAGCAAGTACAGGAGGGGGGTTGTACTGGCACTGCGTAATCGTCCTATGACTCCGACAGAAATTTCCAGAGAGATGGGCGTAGGCACAGCGTGTATAAGCAGATCACTACGTGAGTTGGCCGAGAAACAAATCGTGATTTGTCTAACTCCTAAGAGAAAAAAGGGACGGGTTTATAGTCTTACTAAAAAGGGTGTTGAAATAGCGAAAATTCTTGGGGAAAGGAGTTAACATTCATTGATTCTCGAAAGGCATCAACCTTCGTCAGCCTCCGCTTAAACATAATAAAGAGAATCAATCAAGTTTGTCTAATAAAAAACATCCTTTTTGTTTCATCGATGAGGATGATGGTACCATATTCTGTCACAGTAAATTATAGACAAATAGTAATCTGTTCTTCTTATGGCACATGTAGAAGAAGCAGGGTATAACGGCACATACAGCTCACTTTTTGGCTAGGAGGGCATATATAGACTCGTAATCAGCTTTTGCTATTTGAAGCATCGCCCTCCGAAGAGAGGCCGACCAACGTTTCCTCCCTTTTGTAAAGCTCAATTTCCCAATGAGCTTTTCAATAGAAACAGGCTGGTTAGCCACTAGGCTTGGCTCAAGTTTTACCCGATACGGAAAGACTTCTGCTCTACCAAAGTCAGCCCAGCTGAAAATCTTCTCTTTGCTTTCAAAGGGTTCGGAAACTGCTCTGAAAATTCCTCCAATCTTTTTAGGCATAACATAGAAAATGAGATAGTCGCCAGGTTTTACTGCCTCAATCTGAAGTCTGCCTCGCTTGTCCGGAACACCCCAGACATTTCGCTTCTTCACCACATTCCAGTTGTCCTCATTGGTAACACACAACCAATAACTGACCAAATAATACACCATTTTAACATTATCAGAACGCATTTAAATATTTGACGATAACACTCCGAATAGATACTCTGATTGTCAAAAATGCTAAGCGAGTGTGTGCGTGAGTGCATTCATTTGGATAATGTTTAATGGAATTTCTGCTACATGCTCAATCTGACAGAACTTTTCGGGTCAGCTATTATGACGTTACCAGAAGCGCATAGGTTCTCTCTTTATCATCTCCTCCATAATTATCCCAGAAGAAACTCGTTCAGAGAAAAAGAGTTTCTCATTGTGCGCGATGGAAAACTATAAATGAATTCAATTCAACTAAGTTCTGTGAGGCTTCTCTAATGGAAAGTTGTGATTGCCTCACTCTGAGGAGAAGCCGATGACTCATAAAACCTTAAGAATGAAGTCTGCCCATTGTGGTCATTGGAACAGAGTTCCAGTAAGCAAGGTTTTGGTTGAGCAAGATTCTCCAGGGCCTAAGGTTAAAGTTTTCATTCCCACGTATTTGCCTTTGCAGGCTTCTAAATGCGAGACATGGCTATATGAAAGCACTTTTAAGTAAATATAAAGCATAAGTACTCTACTTTAAGATAACAATCGTGTGGCGGCGCTGTTATATGGATGAGTTGAAATCGTATTTTATCAGGCATACGCGTAAGATTCTTGTTAACGCTGATGTTATCAAGAAAATCTTTGATGAGAATAAAGTTGCAATACACTTCCCTGGTAGTGGAAAGCAAGATTCAAAAAGCATTGATCCTGATCCAGAAGTTTATGAGAAGCGGGGTGAAGTTAGAGCAATCAAATGCTTCAAAAAACTTGGCGAAAATAGTGGCTATGTTTGGGCTGAATACTACCCTCGCCCCGAGGTAGTGAAGGTGGGAAAAATAAAGCCGAAAAGCAAGGTGGAATACATTCCAACGACGTGGTCAGAGAATTGTAAGAATCCTGAACGTAAGAAAGGTGATAGGGCAATATTGAAAGCGCTTCAAATGGAAAATGTGAAAACGCTTAAAAAAGGCGATGTTATGGGGTTAGTTGCAGCAAGACCGAGAATGTGTACTATTACCGAATGGAAAATCATTGGGAACCGTCTAAAATACTATGTTGAGGACACTCCAATTCCTAAAGATTGGGGCAATTTAACCACTGAACAGCAAGAGGCGGTTTGCGCTGAATTTTTGAGGAATCCGAATATTGAAAGCTGCCCAAAACTTGATTTCCTACTTTTGCCTGTAGGAAGAACTTTGCAGGATGTAGACATTTATGGTTGCGCCAGCGATGGTAAAAGGATGTTTGCACAGGTTACATACGATAATATAGAGTCTAAAAATTGTAAGCAAAAGTTTCAAAAATTGAAGATGTTTGATGGAAAAGAAAACCATCTGATCCTTTTTTGCAACTGCTGGAATGTGGATGAAAAAGACGATGTCCTAATAATCCCTGTTAAGAGGGTAGTATTTGAATGGTTAAAAAGTAACAAAAAGTTTTTCGACAGCGTATTTCATCATCAAAATTAACTACTCTACTTGATTCGTTTCGCATTTAAAATGGCAAGGGCTGTTCCTATTATGAGGCAAAGGTATGTGAAAGGGTTTGGCGTCTCGAACAGCATAACATACACGCCTTGGAATAAAACTAAACCACCTATGAGTAGGAGCAGGATGGAAAGGGTTAACTCAGCTTTCCCTCTTCTCTCCCATTGAACATTCATGACGCTGATATAGAGAAATGAGAATCCGCAACCAGCGATTGTGAAATCCGAAGAAGTTAGGATTTCAGGGATGGAAAAACCAAGCGCATAACAGACGAAAGAAAAGGACATCACCGCAACCCAAATCACTAAAATGACAAAACCGGCTCCTCTCAAAAGCATTTTAAAGTTTTTGTACGCGTTTTCTTGACCCAACATAGGGAATCCTCTAAAAAATGTAATTGAAAAGGCATAAAAATGTTAAGATACTTCATCTTTTTTCGTTCTCTGTTGGAAAATTAGCGAAAAATTACGAAGAACCAATAGCAAGCCAATTTTTACATTTTTAAAGCAAATCTTGCGCACACGTTGCTGAGGGATTTAATGGATAAAACTTCCAGAAAAGGTAAGCCTTCGTCTGCATCAGGAAGCCGCAGATCTTGACAAGTCCTGCAAGCTGCTCCAAGCTTGCAGCATTCACCTTCTTCTCGTAATCCCCCGTATGCCCGAATGGAAGGCCTGAGCTGAAAAACTTTGAGAAGCGCGGATGGTCGGCTTTGACGAAGGCCTCCCTAACCCTTTCCAGGCCATCGGCGTTGAGTGCTTGAAGTTTCTGCAGAACATAGTTCCCGCTTCCAAGCAGCTGAACATTAAACCCGACCTCTTGAAGAACTCTGGAAACCCGTAAAATCTCCCTCTGAGGCTCCTGCTCAGCCACCTTCTTCATTCCCGCCTTCTCTGCAAAAGGGTTGTACTTGGCCATAACCGCAACCATCTCTACATAAGGCGTGCCGATTAAGGGTAGGGTGTCCTGAACAAGTTTCGCTCCGAGTCCTATGCTCCGATATTTCGGGTGAACCACAACACGGTTGATAATGGTTAGTTTCTCGTTCAGTTCTCGCATCGTCATTTTGGGCAGAACCATTCTTCGACCGTAGGCGCTGGGAGGCGGATAACAATAAACGATCACTCCGCACACCTCGGTTCCCCGCTTAAGACAATAGATTTTGCGTGGCGCAACTACCCTGTGACTGCGGTAATGAAAGCCGGCGAGCTCTTTCCAATCCTGCAGTGTACCCTCTTCAACACGCATTTCCTTGACGAGGCTGCATTCTCTGGCTGGCTCATTCGGATAATATTTGATGGATATTTCCTTGCCGAACCTCTTGTGAACGTGTAGGCTCGGCCGCAAATCCTCAAACAGGTCCGTGTGAGTCGTAGCTACAACCACAGCTTTTCCCAAGGTTCTTGCAAGCTTCTGCACGTTAAACGCCACAATCTTCGCCGTATCACGATCCAGGGTAGCGCAGAACTCGTCAGCGATCCACCACTGCTTCCTGCTCTCAACCATTTTGGCGATGCGGTAACGGTACTTCTGTCCGTCCGAAAGCTGCTCGTAAGTGCGCAGGAACAGAAAAGCGTCATTCAAGCCAACGCGGCTTAAAATCTCAATGCCCTCTTCAACCGTCTTTCCAACAGTCTCGATTAGCGGTTTATTGCTGCAGATTTCGAGGTTTTTCATGTCTATAGCTTCAGAGCCAAGGTCAGCTAGTAATGCTCGTAGTAGCACGCTTTTGCCTGATCCTGAATCGCCGGTGATCAGCACGATGTCGTTAGGGCTTATTTTCAACTCAACATTGTCATAAATCACGAAGCGCTTCTGCTCGTCAAGGCCAAGGCCGAAGGCTTCAGCAACCGCCACGCTTCTAGGCGTCAGCTTGGTAGCGGTTTCGTACGCAATGTTGAAGGTGAACCTGTTCCGGCTTCTATCGTAGACTCTGCGGAACTGGCGGATGCGGAAATATTCTCTTCGCCTTGTCAACGTGTCACGCCCTCAACCTGCTTCCGCTTCAACTTTTCCCGCAGCCTCTTCAACTTCACTTTTCCATTGCTCATAGTGTCCACTGACGACAAGTTAAAATGAGAAAAAAAGTTTTGAAAAGAAAAAAGGGAATTTATGCGTACATTATTTGTCCGTACTGTAAACTTCCAGACCAAATCACGGTTTCGTTAGCTTTCATCTGAACCTGATGCGGATTATAGTCGGCAAAAGCTATCGTAACGCTTGTCTTCCATTCTTTTGTTTCGTCCGTAGCCACTTGATATGTCCCGATCTGAGTTCCTGTTGTCGACAGCGATTTTGGAAAAGCTTTTCCGTCAACAAACACATCGGAGACGGTTACCTTCTCTTTGAATAGTACTGTTGCGGGAATCGGTGGCGGATAAGGAGGAGCCGGCTCAGTTGGTTTTATCGTTTGAATCTTCTTGAATTCTGCCGTGAAAACATCCACGATGAACGCTAAGGCTGCGCCGAAGGCGTTGTAAGGCGAGGGCAGCGCAGATAAAGCAATGTTGAACGGTCCAACGTAATATAGCAGCGTGTTATAATACCTGTTTAAGTCATAGTCAACGGCTTCCGTCTTATGCAGCGTAACCCAATTTCTGAAGTAGCCTAATATGTTGCGTAAATAGGCCACCGCAAAGACTACGGCAGAATATGCGAAGAAGTTTTGAACCGCCTTTACTATGCCTTGAAGGAACGCAGGCATAGTCGACGCATCAATTGTTTTGGCGTATTGGCTAATCGCTAAAAACACTCCTGTTAGAATCACGAAGATTGCAAAGCCCAAAACCAACTTTTCTGTATTATTCATTTTTACCTTTCACCTCCTCCCAAGTTTTTCATGGTTTCGCCCACCCCGCTTGTGAGTGAGCTTTGAAACTAGAATCTGAAAACGCCTCAGAAAAACACGGTTCAGCCAGCAGCCCATACTACGAGCGTTCTGAAGCTTAACATGGGCTCTCCTGAACTTTCTGAAACGGGCCCCCCGAGCTCTTTTCAGTCTAGGGGTTCACCCGGGTGAACTTTGAAGCTCTGAAGGGAAAAACCGAGTTTTACGCGTGGTGTCCGATTAAAACGCCTGTAACCGTGCCGATAAGCCCGGTTATTGCAGCGAAAACTTCACTGTTCCACCTGCCCAAAAAAGCTAAGTAAGCAACCTCCAAACCTGAAAGACAAGCAGCCATTGCTATTGTGAACTTGACAAGCAAAACAAGCTTGAAGCTGGGCTGCACAATAATAATTTGCTGTTTTCCCCTGGAACCCTTGCGCTGCACCGTCCTTGTCAAAGCCCGTTTAATCCAGTCTGCCATAATGGTTAACTATCCTCTGCTGACGCTTGCGCTTTGGCAGTGTTCGTCTTCCACCCGTGAGAAAGCTGTTCAGAAGCTCCTTGGCATCGCTCGTTTTGATGTGGTTTTTTGCTATTACGTCAACGCTCATCATCCATGAAACTGGGATTGCCGTGTAATCAATGTCGTAGAGGCCGTCAGCATAGTGAAAGTTGTTTTGCGCCAACACTATGTGCTTGCCTCTCTCGCCCATGAATCCTATGAAAATGCCCCAGCTGCAGACGTTCACGTCAACAGCCACACCAGTGCCCAAGCTTTTGCCGATTGAAGCATCCTGCCATTCAACACGAACAAGATCGCCTAGGCTTAGTTTTCCTAGTTCACCAAGAACCTTCCGCTTCAAACCTGTAACACCCACAAAGTTAACACACGCTAGCCCAACACTATGTACTGGGGCTTGTCCTTCGTAGCGAGCGAAACGCGCAAAACTATTTTCCCGTCTGCCGTCAGGATGACTTGCGGAGCCTCTATCAAGCATGCAGCCCTAACAACGTCATAGCCTACACCACTGTCGCCCACGTTCACGCTAATAGGCCCAGTGTAGACGTTCACGTTGTCTGCTCCAAGACCCGACTCTAAAAGTGACAGCAGAGCCTGCAAGTCTAACGTTTCAGAAGCCAACCCAGAATCAGCCGCGAACAGGCGAGCAAGCAGAGAAGGTAAGTCAACGCCGTTCCCAACATCAGCCAGTGCCAAACTAGCCTGTAAACCGAAAAGTTCAGCCCCCAAACCCTCGTCAGTCAGCGTTAACTGGCCTTGCAAAGTTGGAACATCATCTCCTGAACCAATTTCAGAAATGGGAATTCCTATTGATTGGAGAACATCACTTCCCAAGCCTACGTCGCTGACGGGCAATTGGGCTTGAAGCTGACTCAGAACGTCGGCGCCAACTCCAGAATCGGCTAATGTTAATTGTCCTTGCAGTGAGCCAATATCTGCGCCGTTTCCCGCATCGGAGAGAGATATTTGCCCTTGCATAGACGGAGAGTCTAATCCAGCTCCAACATCTGACAGAGACAGTTGCCCCTGCATAGCCAAAGTTTCAGCTCCAACTCCACTGTCCGTTAACGGTACGCCAATTGATTCTAGAAAGTCGTTGCCAACTGCAGAGTCCGTTAAAGACAGCTGCGCCTGTAAAGAAGAAAGGTCAGAGCCTGCTCCCACATCGCTTAATGTTAAACTGCCCTGCATTGAAGCAGAATCCAGCCCATTTCCCAAGTCGGATAGAGGTAGCTGTCCCTGCATGTTTAACACGTCCGTTCCAGAACCAACATCTGCTAGGGGCAACCCGATTGACTGTAAAACGTCTGAGCCTGCGCCAGAATCAGTTAAAGGCAGAGCTGCTTGCATATCTGAACCGTCAGTTCCGCTACCCGACTCCGCCAACGCTAACGTTGCCAAAAGACTGTAAAGCGCATCTGTGCCTGAGCCACTGTCATCAACGTTCACGTAGGTTACTCCAACCGTTACTGTGATTATTATTCTGCCATCTTCAAGTAAGCCGTCGGTCCTGCGGAAACCCCACTCATCCACGCCGTCAAGCATCACTTCGCCGTATTCACTAATCAAATCTTTAACCCCCGCAAAATTATCTGGGTGGGCACATAGTTTTTGCAGTACCGCGGTCTACTCGAGTAACTAACTAGGGTGGCAGCGTTTGGGTTGTAGATGTCAGCGTGGTACACGCGGAAGAGCCCGTAACTCTTGTTAAGCTTGACGGCTCCAACATTCGCGGCGCTTGCAAGCTGAACTTCGAGGGTGTCGTTGTAAATTCTGAAGGCTGGCTGACTGTAAACGGTAGGAGTGCCGAGGCTGAGGGTTGGATAGGTGGTGTAATTTGCGAAGTTGCAGGGCAACATCACGTCAGCGTTGACTATGATGACGCGTGAGATGCTTATGGCGCACGCTTTATAATCATATTGGCTGTCCGCAACATTTGACCAAAGAGCAAGCTCCAAAACGTCTCCAACGGCAACGTCGTAGAAGTTGGGCATAATGTTGTAGTAGTAGTTTGCACTTACCGAAATTGTGCCTGTGGCGACGCTGGCGCCGTTCTTCTTCATCCGCCAAGAAATCGTGGCAGCCGTTGGGCATTTGCCTGCGGCGTGAAGATGTGCAACATAAACTTTCGAGAAGGACTGGATGTCCAACGCTGGAAGCCATGCGCTGTCAACCGTGTAGCTCACTTGCGGCGTAGCAGGCTCAGCAGTGGGCAACGTGTCAGGCGTAGCCAACAATGTTTCTTGCGGAGTCTGAAAAGTAATGTTTAAAGTCTTGTTTGAAGTGAACTGTGGCGTTATTCGACTCATTGTTTAGTCGTCCCCAAAATCTCGAATCGTAAAACCTTTACTCCGCCAACCTTCACAAGCAAATGCCTAAACGTGGGTGACTATGCCATCGTAGCCGATCAGCTTAGCTGCTGTCGCCGTATTCTTAACGCGGATTCGTCGAGTGGCATTCACGTGGAAAGCGTATTTAGCATAGATTCCTGCACCTGCGTCTGTGTCGAAGACGCAGCTGTTTGTTCCATCATAAAATTCAAGTTGAATGTCGCTTTCGTGGTAAATGTTGTGAATCACAGCTTCCACAGTGCCAGTCGGCAGAATGTCCAAGTAGCCCGCAGCCGCCACACTTGCAAGTCCGCTGAAAACGTCCCCCACTGCCACGTCATTTACCTCCCTTTAAGACAGCGTTATGGTTAACGTAACGACCCACGTGGTGGCGCTGGCTTTTGTGCCCATTGCTTGGACTTTACGGTTCAGGTTCATGCTTGAGTCGCTGTTGCCGTCAGCAACGGTGATCTCGTTCCAAGCAAAGTTCGCGTCTGCACTGCCGAAAGTGCTGCGAAACACCACCTGCTGGTTTGAACCGAAAGTCGGGTAGCCCGCGTCCATCGCCTTGTAAAGCTTATTCGTTCCCAGCAAGCCCGTGTCAGTGGCAGCGGCGGCGGTTGCGCTGTCTCCGACGCCTATATAGCTGTTCGCGTTGTTGAATACTAGAACGGTTGCTGTTGCGCCGCTGCACACGAGCGTCCAGATGCTGTTTATGCCTTCGTTCAGCAGCAGGTTGCCGTCAACCTCAAGCTTCTCAATCAATTCAGCTTTGGCTTTAACCGCTTCTTCTCGGCTTCTGAAGTTTCCCTTGAATTTTTCGATAGTCCACCTTGTCTTGTACATGACCACATCCTTCATGGGAATCGATGCACCAACATCTATACAGTCTTTTCCAAACGCTTTTTCCATATTTTTCACCTTTTCTACGTCATGAAAATCATGACCGTGAAACTTCTTTGAGCGTGCCGTCCCCGTTCCATGAAAAGGATAGGGTGAAAAGTAACGTTCCACCACTGTCATAAGCCCTGATCGTAGAAACCGTTCCATCCCCATTCCAAGAGAAACTGAACTTCGAGACTTTCTTGCCTGTTGGAGCGCTCGTCAACTGGCTTAACACTGCATCATGTATTGCTTCGCCGCCCCAAACACTCACTGTTTAAGCCTCCTGAAGCGTAAGCGTGAACCTTCTGATGTTCTGTGTTCCCAAGTTTTCTTCGCTGTATGAAACGTTTAAGACATAAACGGATACGTTGTTTACGGGTCTCGTTGGGCGGTCGCTGCTCAAGACAACAGAGGATCCGTTTTTTTCTGTCTGCTCAAAATAATTGACTAGGCTGTCTGTCCACGCAGCGTTTTGCTCGACACATTCAACCATGTATGTTCGGGTTACGCCGTAAACTTTTATTTTCCGTTTACATTCTTGATTTTCCCAAGCGTCCCATTGGCTTGCTCTAGTCTGAACGTTCTCGCCCCACTTCGTCACAGTCAACGTTTTGCCGTCTAGGGTTGTGGCCAACTATGGAGCCTCCAGCTCAACACCTATGTAGGGCGCAAAATCAAACCGTTCAGGAACCCCGCTTTGTCCTTTACGTTTTTCATTAATGATTGCGACAAGCGCCTGCCGAGCGTCAGTCAAGGTTAACGGTCTGCCGAGAAGGTTGCGGACGGTGATGAGTCGGTCAACCAGATCCTGCATTGATACCGTGAAGGTTGAAAGCTTGCCGCTTCCTAAAGGGTTATCATACGCAATTGTCAGGGTAACTTCGCCTGTAAGGGTTGAGATTTGCGTGATTTTAATCGTCAATTTGAATCACCTCACGTCCACAGCGATGACGCCGATGCATCCGCCCCAGCCATCCACCGCTAAAGTAGCGTTCGTAACTTCGACAATTTCGAAAGTGTAGCTCCAACTGAGAATGTCCGTCCCGCTTGCCGAACTGTAGTAGTCTGATGCAGAACCGAAGCTTACAGCCCGCTTCTTGCCAACCTTAATGTTTTTTGTTGGGTTGGCGCTTAGAGGCTCCGCAACTACGTACAGCGTGCTTCCCTGCGGAAAATCTAGCGAAACAGGCTCAAACGTTGTATCTGCTGACAGTAGCCACGGACTGTAACACAATGAAATATTTACCACTGTGTTAGCGTTCGTTTTTGCGATGGATACAGTATGGTTTGACCCTACAGCTAAACTGATGTGCAAGCGCCCCAATGCAGCACCATAAATAGCATTAAATTGACCAGCGATGTTGTCTTGTTTTCGCTCCGTCCAGTTCCTCTGAGTTCCATCAACAGTTATTGACACGTCGTTCCAGATGCTTTCGCCTACATTCGCAAAGTTTGTCGGAACTCCAGACGTATATGCGGAAACGATTATAATCATGTTGCCGTTCTTTGATGGACCGACACATGTTTTGCGTTGAGGCAGATTCTTCGTTATCTCCGCTGAATATGCGGCTAAACTGCATCCTTGAACGTCGCTTAAGCTTAACTTGCCAAGTTTGAAGTTTTGAACGTAAGGTTTTCTATAGTTGTTCCCGTCATACCAATCTGTTACGCCTTCCATGAGAACGTCGTATGTTCCAGCTGCCAAAAAGAAAACTCCAAAAACAGTTTCTGGACCAGCCGTGTTTCTCGGGAAGCCACATACGATTGTGCCGCCGATTTTTAATCTGTGGTTACATGCGGTACCTCCTCCGACGACTACCATTCCGTAGTCATAGGTAAAGGCTACAATAGCGTCTTCGGAAAGTGTTATGTTGCCATAATCTTTTATGGTAGCCCAACCAGCAGCGGCTGCACCAACATATTGTGTTGCGTTTTCAATTAGCGGTTGGTCTTTGGTACGAACTTGCTCGCTTAACAAAACCATTTATGCGAACACTGCTCCCTTTCTAATTCTCTTTTGAACGGCAGAAGCGCTTGTAGGCTCAACTATAACCGTTTTCAAAGTTTCCAAAACCTGCTTTGAAGCCAAATCCACCGTCGCCCTGTCCGCGCTGCCTTCAACGTTCACGAGGGGCGCCGTGATGTTAACTGTTACTGGCGCTCTCGCCCCAGCCAATGCAGCAGACGGGACAGGCGCGGCTCCAGCGCCAGCCGAGGCGACGGCGCCTGAAAGTTCAGCTTGCCTGTTAAACGCTTTAATGCTGCCTAAACCCGCCTCCATGCTGTCTTGAACCATGCCAACCCAGCCAGCCATGGTTTTCTGGCTTGAATCAGCAGCGTTTGCAAGGGCATGCGCGAAGCAGATGCTTCCGATAAATTTGCTTATAGCGTCCCACGCGCCGCTCATCGCGTCCGCAACGCTTTTAGCCCAACTTTGCAACGTTGTGGAGGCAGATGCGCACGCATTTGAAATTGCGCCTCCTATGCTGCTCCAAACGTTTTGATTTGAAGCTTCAAGTTTCTCTCCTGACTCGCTGATGATGCGTTGCTTTTCAAGCTCGGCTGCTTGAATCGTGTTTTTAATTTCGCCTTCCCTGCTTGCGATGAGGGCCGCTTTAGCGTTTTCCGCAGCGGTTGTGACAGCGTTAATCTCTTCATTCTTAGATTTCTCGATTGCTGCAATGTTGTCAGCGTGTTCTTTTTCTAACGCTGCAGCTCTGTCTTGAATCTCCTTAATCTTCGTGTTTTTCTCTTCCTCAATCTTTGTGAGTGCGTCTTTTTCTTGGTCAGCGATTGCTTTCAGTTTGTCTGTTTTCTCTTGGTTAAGTGCAGCAATCTTAGCGTTCGCTGCAGTTTCAGCGCCTAGAAGCTTCTCGTTCTTCTCCGCATTAATGTCTGTAACTGCATCTTTCTCTTTGTTTGCGAGTTCTTTTAGTTTCTCGCCTTTCTCCTTCTCTAGCGCTTCGACTTCGCCGGCATGCGCTTTTTGATATTCAAGCTCCTTCAGCCGATACGCATCATTAGTCTCAGCACGTTGCGCGTTGTAGGTTTTTTCGAGCTCTGAAACTTTCTTCTGATATTCGTCTTGAGTTATCTCATTGGCTGCAAGCGCTGCCTTAAGCTTCTCTTTCTCCAGCAACATGTTAAGCTCTAAAGCGTCCAAATCGCCTTTCCTAGCGTTCTGAATCTGTTTCAGCCCAGCGTTCACAGCTCCAATCATATCGTCATAGTGAGCTCGTGTTGCGGCGATTTCGTCGGCGTATTCCTGCTGGACGGTTCTGAGCATCTCGCTGTAGTCTGCTTCAATGAATCTTTTCTGCTCGTTCAGGCTCCTCTCAACATCACTTATCAAGCCGTCATAATGTGATGTTGTGCTTTTTGTTTCCTCATCATAATGCCTCGTGAGATCCGCGATTTGCTTGTCAAAATAACTGTTATACTTTTCCAGGAGTTTGTCAAGCGCGCTTACTGGCGGTTCAAGAAGTTCGGCGTAATGCTTGATGAACTCCGCGTATTCCTTGTCGAAAGCATCGTTGACGGTTTTAGTCATGTCGTCATATTTCTTGTTTATTTCCTCAACCTGTTTCGACAGTGAATCGTCAACCGTCTTCAGCTGCTCATCATACTTTTTGTTGATTATGTCCAACTGTTTCGAAAGGTTCTCGTCAACCAGCTTGACCTGCTCGTCACGCCAAGCCTCGTAGTATTCTTTCGTTTCTCCAGTGAAGCCTAAAACCACATTTTTCATAGCGTCAAAAGCGCCGCTGAAGGGTCCAAGCGAGTCTCCGACCTTCTCCAGCCCGACAACCATCTCCCCAGTATCAGCAGTTACGCCCTTGGAAAGGTTGTTTGACGCGTCAGCAACGTTTCCAAAAAAGCCACCTATAGCGCTAACGGCTCCTCCAATAGCTCCTACAGCTGCGTTCCACGCTCCGCCGACAGCGTTAGCAACTGCGCCGAGAGCATCCGTAACTGGTTTGAGAACGCCTGCCAGCCAGTTGAAAGCGTCACCGACGACTTTAATGTCGTATGTAAGCATTGCGCTGAGGAAGCTGCCGAGCGGAACCAGAATGTTGTTCCAAAGCCACTCTAACGCGCCCTTAACCGCGTCTATGGCGGGCTTGAAGAAGTCACCGAGAGCTTTTCCAATCGCGTTTATGGCGTTGCGGAAAGGTTCGCAAGCGTTGTAAGCGGTGATTATGCCGACGACAAGCAGGCTGACAGCCGTGATTACTAGAAAGATTGGGTTAGCATTCATAACTGCGTTAAGCCCAGCTTGTACTCCCTGCCAAATTTCCGTGATGTGCGAAACACTTGTGATTATCGAGATTAAGCTTGGAATCACGGTGAGCGCGCTGAATATCATTGCTTGGTTAAGGTTTTGCGAAGCCATGCCAGCACGTTCCAAAGCAACGTTATGAGCTTCCTGTGCGATGGCAAGTTTGTCTGCAGCGTCTTTGGCCTGAGCGCTGTTCTCGCCGTACTTAGCAACTGCCGCGTTGTACGCTTTCTGGGCCTGATCTACAGCTTCAGTGCTACGCTGAACATTCAAGTTTGCCCTGTCAACTGCCACTTCAGCCTTTTCTACACGTTCAAAACTCATGAATAATGTTGCGCCAGACAACGCCAAATTGTTCGCTGCGAGTGCAGAGTCGCTGAAGCCCATCGTGGTTTTGGCTTGTTGCTTCTCAAGGTTCTGGCCTGCATCTGCAACTTTACCGTAGCTAGCAGTGATTTGCCCTGTTGATTCATCCGTCACTGTTGTGAGGCTTTGCGTTTTGCCTTCAATGTCCGTGAACGTTGCGCTTACAGTGTTACCTACGCTCTCTATTTTTTCGCTTGCCTCGTCATAGGCGACTAGGTGTATTTCAACTTCGCTCATTCACGGCTAACCTTTCTGCTGTTTAAACCACCAGAGAGCCCACTGCTTCAGAAACTCAAGTTGGAAAGGGGTCAACTTGCCTATTACTTGAAGTGGGTAGCCGTACTCGTGGGCGATGAATCCGACGGTTTGGGCTCTGGCGTCGACGTCGATCCAGTCTTGAATGGTTTGCGCGGAAAAAAACTGCCTTCGCTCTGCAGTTTTGTCAGGAGCCTCACGACGACTTCGTAGGGCATTTGGCGTATGTCTTCAACCGTTAAGCCCTTGTTGGCAGGCGCAAGCTGCTTGAAAAGCAATTGGATGCTTCTGTCCTTGTTGTCCTTGAACTTTTCCACAATCTCGTTCAGGTCGTCATACGTGAGCAGCACGTAGCGTATCGTGCCCAAATCTTCATCAACGATTTCCCTCACTTTCTTGGCGCTTCTCACAAGCTCTTTCGGGTCAAACAGCTTTACCTTCGCAAGCTTCTCAAGTGAGTACTCTTCGATAGCATTCTCGAACTCAGCAACTTTGCTCCAATCTATCTGTTTTTCACTCATATTTTTGCCTCTCTAAACTTTACCCGGGTAAAGTTCACCCGGGTGAACTCCGAAAATATCACACGTGTGATAAAGGGGGGAATTTAGAATGTTCCGACTATGAAGTCGTTTCCTTCGCCGCTTACCTTCTCGCTGACGATGCCCTTCTGGTCCGCCTTGAAATCCCAAACCGTCAACACCACGCTTTTAATGGTGATTTTCGGTTTGCCCGTACTCGAGCCTGCAGGACCAATTACGAAGTCTACAGGTGTGCCGCCTAGAACCTGACTTGCATACGTATTGTCAATGTACATCTTGTCACAGCTCACCTTGAAGCTTTTGTTTCCACCGCTAAGAACCTGCGCCTTGTCACTGCCTAAAGCAAACTCTTTAATCAAGTCAACGCCTATGTTGCATGTGAAACCAGTGGCGAAGCCTATCGTGGTTGTGCCCATCTGAATCACGGCGTTACGACCAATCAACGGAGTAGCACTCATATCTTGCTTTCACCTCTCAAAGTTTTGTTGCATTCACGGAGAGCCCTATGGGCTCTCTTTCGTGACTATGCCAAATTCGTGAGGAAGTTGGCTAAGACTATGTTGAGGAACTCTTGCTTGTGAGCCGTAAAATATTCTTTTGGAAACGCGCCTTTCATGTCAAACTCCCATTGAGCTTTAGTTAGCCTGAGGAAATCTTCCATGCTGAGCCTTTCAAGTTCAGCTTTAACCTCGTCTCCGGCAAGCAGCAACGCGTAGCCAAGCCACATGCGATAGTAACGGTCGTTCTCGCCCAGATAAACCAGAATTTTCCGAGACAAGCAGAGGAACCTCATGAAGTTTTTGTCCTTCAATTCTGGAAGCTGCTTGTATGGCTTGTCGTCGAAGCGGCCAGCGTACGCCTCAATCTGGTAAGCCTTAAACATCCGCTTGAACATGCTGTCAGTCATCAACGTCTGCGGGTAAGTTGCCTCTGCTTTCGGGACTAGCTTGTCTAGAATGCGCACTGCAAAGTTCACGAGTTTCTTTGTTAAACATAACTTAAGCTCCTTATTCATGCCGTGAGCCACTTAAGTACTTACCCCCTTCCTAATGGAAACTGTCTCTGATCGCATTTGCAACTGCATTTTCAACTTCCTCTCGCATTTCAGGCATGTGAAGCTCAACCGCGCGAGTCATGAACAACCTTGCAGTCATCCTCCTTGTTCCAAACTCAACGTAAACGCTGTAGGGTGCGCGTGCAACAAGGCTAAACACCCATTTAGCCGCGCCCGGCTGATCCAGCGCAATCGTGCTTTGAAGGTAGCCCGTGCGGACAGGACAGAATTGCCGCGCGTCGTTTGCCATCCGCTCGCCGACAACCATCACAGCGTCTTGAATTTTCTGGGTGAGCGCTTCAGGAAAGTTTTCGCGTAGGCTGGCAGCCAGTTCCCTCGCGTATTGAACGTCTACCTCCATTTTAACGCTCATTCTAGGTCACGTGGAAGTTTACACATGCAACCTGAAGCGTCAGGCGAGCAAGGTCTGGCCCTTCAACCTTGCTGCTTTCCCGCTCAACGTAAGCGTCTTTGACGCCGCTGATCTTCAGTTCCTGTGAGTGCAGGATCCTGTAGATTTCCGCTTTCATATCCTCTCTTATGCCTGTTGCTGCCGCTTGTGTTGTGACTACTTTAACGTAAACGTCAACCATGACGCGTTCGACTTGCTGCCAAACTTCGCGGCTTAAAGGCGCCACTTGCGTTGGGCTGGTAGGGTTGTAGCAGCCGACAGCATAGTTTTTTCCGCTGCTCAAAAATGCAGCTGCGTCTACGCGGGTTGTTGCCCAAAGAACGTCTCCAACTGCTGGGCCTGTTAACGTCCAATTGTCATGTAGAACGCCAGAAATTATTGAGGCGTTGTCCTGAGTAACCATTCAGTTTCACCCAACGACTTCAACGTCGTAACCATCATCAATAAGCTTCTGCAACTCTGTGCTTGTCAAGACCATCCTGGTGCCATTTACCCTCGCAACGATGTAATTGCCCTTACCGACTACTTTGCTCATCCTTTTTCACTTCAACTCTTTTGAAGCAAGAACCTAAGAACGGACAGTGGTAAACGCTAATTCTATCCGTCAAAATTGCGTGGGCACAATACGCTCCCCAAAAACATTCAGAAACTTTATCTTCTTGTTTTCGCATTGCGGATCATCTCCATAGTTGCTACGCGATTCTCAATCGCCGTGTTCACGTCTTCAAGAATGATTGCCTGCATCCATTTTGGAAACTTCAAGATGCGAACTCCAAGCCTCTCCCACATTCGCATCCACTTCTTACGCAACTCGGCTTCTCGACCCCAATCTTCTAATACTTTAACTTCAGCAATCGTTAACCACTCTCCACACTGGGCGTTACGGCTATTGCGTCATCCAAACTTGATTTCTCCGTAAGTTTCAGCTTTTGTTTACCCGGGTAAACTTTATCACACGTGTGATAATTCATGGGGATATTAAACCGCCTTTGTACGTTGGCACTTCACCGGCAACCGTGGCTTCAGCCGCTTTCACAGATGATACTAAATTTGTGGTTTGCCTCGCAAAATCTTCGCGGAACCCTCTTATGGTGCGTTCAATCGCTTCAGCGTAGGGCCCTGCACGTGCAACTCTCAAGTCGCCTAGGAAATAATCGTAGGCTCCGACTAATGCCCCGCCGCTGCTCACTACGAGGATCCTCATGCATGCCATGTCAAGCGCAGCCATCTTTGCAAAGGGATACTTCGGGTCTGAACTGGACAGGTCAACGCCTAAAAGCGCATTCACATAACTGTTCGCGTAATCCACATGCGCCTGCATGCTTGCTTCTTGAATGTTAAGCCCGTAGACGCTGTAGACGTGCGCTGCGGCATCATACGTGGCGTTCAGCTGAGCCTGCACATCCGAAACCGTGACAAACGCTGTCGCCATTTTCTCACCGAACCATGATTTTCTGTTATTTCCCGCTTCCAGAGAGGGCTTGGTCACAACATGAAAAAGCAGTAAGGAGAAGGGAGAGCCCCTCAGAAAGTTTCGGGTTGAAAATGAAATTTGAAAAAAATGGGGAAATGAAGAAAAATGGATGCTGCTGTATGGCAGTTTAAGTTGATGCTAGGTTAGTAACTTTGGCGATGCATTCTCCATTCAGCACTACAGGCGCGTACCGTGTCGTCAACATTACGTCTACGCTGTCGAACTCCTTTTTGATTTCCATGTCAGTCATCAGAGGTCTTTTAATTATGAAGAACCCCAGTCTCCGTCGCAAACGACTTTCTCATTTGTTTGCGGCTTTGGAGCGTATGATGCTGACAGGTTTTGTCCAGTGCTTATGACGTAGGCTGTGCCTGCGGGGACAACGGTGCTTGTGTACAGGTCTAACCCGTACACTTTGCCCACTGCCCCTGTTTGAATGACAGCTTCGCCGTACTGCGCAGCAAGTGAAAATTGGGGCAGGTACTTTAGGTCTCGCGCGTTTATGGGGTTAACCAGCAGCGAGTCCGCAACGAAGTTCATGCTTGCAATGTAGGCCTCCGCTGCAAGAATATCCTTAGTGCCTAAACCTCCTGTAATGGTGAACTCTGTGCCTGTTGCGCCGAGGCTTTTGCCCGTGCCTGCGCTTGAGTAGCCTGCAGCAGCGTCTATGACGTTCATGCAGTCTTTGTCAATGGTGAAAGCCATTCGCCGGGCAAGCCTACGCAGTTGATCTTCAATGACTGGGATGTAGAGGTCTTCAATGTTTTCGCGGCTTATGCGTTCTCTTAAGCCTTTTTTGTACGGTGTAGCGGTCACCGTTGTGTACGGTGTGAAGTCCATCATGAGTTCTGCGCCTTCACTTGTCTCGCTTATCACGGCGCTTCTTGAACCGCTCTGCTTCACGAATGTAGCCGTTTTGCCAGCTACCAACGGAAACTCTGGAAACAGCCGTTTCACAACGAGTGAGGGCATGGTTAACTCGACGATTTTCTTGTGCAGCGATGGATATGCTATGGCTCCGGTGTCAACCCACGTGAATGCGTCGCGAGTCATGCTCATTTCAAATCACCTTTTACCAGATTATCGCGTCGCACACGTTGCTTACTGCAGCCTTTATGGCTATGCCGATTATCGATGTGTTTTTGCTAGTGTTGTCTGTGATTGCGGTTCCGCCTGAAACGGCGAGTTGGTCGCCAGCGTTTACGGTGCCAAAAGTTTTGATTCGGCAGACGCCGCGGTTGATAATACTTACTTTTTTGCCGTTAGCAGCGTTTGTTAAGCATATCCCAGCGATTTTCAGGCTGTTTGTACTTGTTGGTTTTTTGACGGTGTAGTCCGCTGTGATTTCAACGATGTCGCCTACAGATAGGTCTTCGCCCGCCGTCATGGTTATGATGTAACGGTCGCTTATGTGTGGTGATGTTCCTTCCAAAATTGGGGCAGACATGAAGGTCCCTCTACTTTAATCCCACAAGTTTCTTGTGGGCCTTCAGGAGGTCCTTGAACCAGTCGTAGTTGCCAAGCATGTCTCTGCTGATCTCGTCAACAGCGACTATGCCTTGGCCCGTTGCACGCTTCGCTTCTTCCTCAGTTTCAAGCGGAGCCTTCGGTTTCTCTTGTTCCCCGCTTTTCTTTGCTTCTTCCGCTTCTTCCGCTTCTTCAGCTTCCACTTCAGCCAGCCGTTTAGAAAGCTCACTTATTTTCTTGCTCAACGTCTTCTTTGAGGCTCTTTTGCCAAGTTCAGCTTCCAAGTCAGCCACTTTCTTTTTTAAAGCTTCAACTTCAGTGTCTTCCGCTTTCGTCTGTGTTATCTGCTTTTCCAGCTGCTGCAGTTGATTCATCAAGTCTTCATACTCAACCTGTTTCGGCGCCGACTCTCCGGGTGCAGTGTTTACTACGCCTTGTGCTTGATGTGGAGAAGCATCTTTATCCGCTTTAACGGACATATGCTTCACCTCTTTTTGCTTGTCTAAAATTTTGTTTTCAGGTTCTTGCACCTCTCGGTTAGAACCCACATCCTTGCTATCTTTCGATAACTGTGAATTTGTAAGAGTTTGAATTATCATGCTTGTTTCATCCTGCCTTTTCACTATAGCCTTCCACTGGTCTTCGTTCATGGCCGCGTAGAAGCCTACGGGCTGAAACTCTGTTGTCTTGTAAGCGGGACTCGCAACGATGCTGAGCTCTCGCACTGTCGGCTTGTGAACTACTTCCCAGGCGCCAGGATGCAGGTGAACCAGCACACCCTCTTTCCGCGTGGGCATCTTGCACTTGCTACACTCAACATCATCACTGTCCACCTGAATGCTTACATGTGTAACGTATCCTCGTAGTATCTTCTCAATCAGTTTCTCTTCCCCGACCTCAGCGCGGAAAAGAACACGGTCACCGTCACGTTTAGCCTCGACAACCCTGCCGACAACCATCAAAGCGCTTTCAGCATGGTCAACACGAAGCTGGGCTCCAGTGAGGCTTTCAGCTACAAACTGAAGGTCTTCGCTTGGAATCTGCCACTTATTCGCGTTTATTGATGAATCGACAGCTACGCCTTCAATGTTGATCAGCTTTTCCTTGAGCGCGTACTCTGCCGAAACGCCCTCTTGAGCCTTGAAAGGAACATAATAACGAAGCTGCATTTTGACTTACCTCGAAAACGTAAAACATTAAGCCGTTCAAATACGGCGGTTAGAAAACTGGAATCCTTTTGCCCCGAGCCTTGTAAAGCGCTTGTTGCCACGCATGGAATGTTTGCCAATCTTCAAGCATACTTTTCTTCTGCTCTTTTGGATAGTAGCCTCTGCACCCGGGCACGCTGCACGGCGGATGAGCCATGCCAAGCTCTCTGTAATGCCTCAAAAGATGGTCGTGCGCCTGCTTCTGCTCTTCCTTGGAAAGGCTTGTATGCGTGACGCGAGCCATAGCGTTCCTTAAATGTGGAAGGTCAACGTCGCCGTTAGGCTTATGATGCGGCAAGTTCCTGTTTGTTCTAGGCACTGTTTTGCCTTCACTGTCCTTTTCGCCTTTCACAACGAGAGCAAACGCCGAATCTGGAAGGTCATTTATCGTTTTAGTTGTCCATTCTGCTGCTTGAAAACTCATTTTATTCTCACTCCTTTTTTGTCATTTCCGAAATGACTATGAAACTTCTGAAATTTTGACGTAAGCGTTTACAAACCGTCTTTTCCATTCATTCCACGCTTTAAAGTCAAGCAACGTTTGAATTTCCGCTTTCAAATGCTCATCAAGCCACTTACGCACTTGCTCGCGGGTTTTGAACTGTTCCTTGTCAAACAT